TGCAGATGCGCCAGCAGGAGTTGCAAGCAGAGGCAGAGCTTCGCGTGGCTAAAGCCGTAACAGATTCACAAATCTCAACCAACTTGCCGAGGGTTTAATAATGGCGAAGCTAAACAAAATCATGCCGCCGCGTAACACAACCATTCGCGGCCAAGATCACCTACTGGCCTACATCACGCCCGATGAGGCGAAAATGCTTATGGACAACGGCGGCTCTGGCGAGCCTGGCCCTATGGGTATTCCTGCCTATGCAGACACTGGTGGGCCTGCTGGTGCTGACGATACCGCCGAAGAAGGAGGTGGCTTTAGTGATGCTGATGCTGACCAAGGCTTTGGTTTTGGGGGGTCAACCGGCGGCTTCGGAGATGCCATTGGCGGGTATATTTCTGGTAGTCCTTTTGGAATGGCCGTTAATGCTATTGGCGGCTTTTTGGATAGAACCGTAGGTCTTGAAGCGCATGCCCCCGGCGCTGGCGGCGGCACTGGCGGCGATGGTTTTCCTGAGACCTCTTATATGAGCCGTTATTATGGCGGCGGTGGTTCTTCTGAAAATCGTTGCCCAGAAGGTTATATTTATGACGAGCAACTTGGCGCTTGCCGATTAAACACAAGACCAGATGTTGCGGCGCAACAAGATGGCGGTTTGTTGCAACCAGCTTCATCTGGTGGTTATGCGCGTATGGGCTTGCTTGACGTTTCGCCAACAGGCTTGTCTGACTTTGCGGCAAGATATGGACTTAGCGGGTTTGCCTCGCCAAACGCCTTTGAGCAGCAGAATCTAGCGTTCCGCCGCCAAGGCGCAATATATCCTGAGTTTTACAAACAGCCACCGTTAATGCCGGGTTATACGAATTTAGAGACAGGCGCGGTGGTGCCGCCGTCTGGTGTTCCTGTTGCTCCAGCGCCAGCACCAGCGCCAGCACCAGCGCCAGCACCTGTTGCACCAGCACCTGTTGTTCCAGCGCCTGTCACACCTACTGCAATTGAGGCAACACCATACGGAAGAATTGACGCCCTTTACACTGATGCAGGTGAAATAACTCCGACATATGGTATGGTTAGAGACATTATGGGTCTTGGAATTAACGACCCTCTTATTCAAAGAGCGCAAGAAACATTGGGGCCATCAGCAGGCGACCCACTTGCAAGGGCTTTAGATATAGCATCTCAAATGCCAACGCCTGAGCTTGGCTTTGCTACTAGAGGTCAGTATTTAGAAAGTTTAGGTCAAATTGGCAGACGGACAGGAAGAATTGGCAATATAATACAAGATGATACTGGCAGGACTATTGGTTACAGAGGTTTTGAGCGTCCAGAAGGAGGTGACGGATAATGAATGAAGGAAAAGCGAGGGAAGCGGTGCTGCGGGCTGAGAAGGCTGAGGCGCTGCTGCGGAATGAATTATTAACTGAGGCGTTTGATTATTTAGAGCGCCAATTTATACAAGCGTGGAAGTCAAGCGGGATAGGAGAGGCCGAAGACCGTGAGCGAATTTACCAATTGAGCCAAAACCTTGAAGCCCTAAAGGGGTATTTTCAAACGGTGATATCGGATGGTAAGATGGCGCAATCGCAAATTGACGAAGTCAAGAGGCGTTCCACTTTTAACAAAAGATAAGGTAGAAAAATTATGGTCGATACTCCAAACGGAACCGACAACATTTCAATGACCGACGCAATTAGCCTTCTGAACACTCCCATTGAGGACACCGTTACAGATGAGCGAAATGAGGCTGAAGACCAGCCTCAACAGCCCGAAGCCGAGGCGCAAGTCCCATCCGAAGATCAGGCGCAGGACGCCCCCGAAGATGACGATTATGACGATGAGGCTGATGACGGCGAAGATGCCTACGACGACGATGGTGACGACGAGGAGGTCGACGAGGAACCTGCTGAGAGGCTGTACACCGTAAAGGTGGACGGCAAGGAAGTGGAAGTTAACCTCGAAGAAGCTCTCAAAGGTTATCAACGTCAGGAGGCATTTACTAAGCGATCAATGGAACTGGCCGAGCAACGCAAGGCATTTGCTGCTGAGGCAGCAGAAACAAAACAGCTCCGAGACGCTTACGCGCAGCAACTTGAGTTACTGCAAGCCCAACTCCAGCAGACAAACCTCACTGAGGAACCTGACTGGGCAGCCTTGAAAAACGAGGGCTATTCGACTGACGACATTTTCTTTGCCAAGACCGAGTGGGACAAGCAACAAAAGCAGGCCCATCAAGTGGCTGCAGAGCGTCAGAGAATTGCCCATCAACAGGCACAGGAGCAGGAGGCGCACCTGAAGCAGCACCTCACTAACCAACGTGCCGAAATGCTTGAGCGCATACCTGAGTGGCGTAATGACGAGACCCGCGAGTTTGAACGGAAAGAAGTCATTAAGTACGCACAGAAGCGTGTCGGGTTTAGCGATGAAGAAATCTCATCCGCGAGCGATGCCCGCGCGATTGAGCTTTTGTACAAAGCGTGGAAGTGGGACAATCTAATGGAAAAGAAACCCACAACCAAAAAGCGCACTCGCCAAGCACCGAAGATGGCCAAGGCAGGGCAACCGGCAACCAAGCGCGAAGTTGCTAATCGTTCAAAGCGGAAGGCGCGTGAACAGTTTGAAAAGGCTGGCACCGTTGACGCTGCTGTACAACTTTTGATGGGTAGATAACCCGAAGGAACAAAACAATGGCCGTGTTTACAACACAAAACGCAGTGGGCGAGCGCGAGCAACTCGCCGACATCATCTACCGGATTGATCCGGCAGAAACTCCAATTTTTTCCAATGTGAAAAAAGAAACCTCAAACGGCATTTTCGTCGAATGGCAAGTTCAGGAGCTGACCGCCGCGTCTGCTACTAACTACCACAACGAAGGTGCAACCACAGCTACTGCTGCGGCGACACCAACTTCACGGATCGGTAACTATCACCAGATCTCAAAGAAGGTGTTTGCAACATCAGGCACACTCGACGCTGTTGATTCAGCAGGTAGGGAACGTGAACATAATTATCAGAAGGTGTTAAAAGCACTTGAGCTTCGTAGAGACATCGAAAAAGCAATCGGTGACACAGACGTTGCACGTTCTGGAACAGACCCACGCAAGTCAGCTTCACTGACCTGCTGGATCACAAACGGCTCAGTCGGTGCGACTGCCGGTGCCTTCGCCACAGGCGACGGAACTGACACAATCACTGACGGAGACGACCGGGCCTTGACCCTGGCACTCATCGAAGATGGGATGCAGGATGCCTGGACAGACGGCGGCTCACCTGAGCTGATGGTTGCCTCGGCCACAAACCGTGCCAACTTCTCAGACCTGTCAGCCACTGGCAACTTGGTCAGCAACGACGTGAACATGACTGCCGCCAAGGAAGTCAGCTACGTTGGTTCGACATCAGTGTTCCTGACCGACTTCGGTACTGTGCAAGCTGTTCCGTCTCGGCTACTTGGAAACGACCGCGTGTTCTTGATTGATCCAAACTTTGTGTCAATCTGCACACTCAACGGACGTAACTTCCTTGAGCAGGAACTGTCTCAGGACGGCGATGCCAAGACAAGCCATCTGGTGTCAGAGTGGGCATTGAAGCCCACCGCGCCTAAGGCACACGCAATGATTATGGACTTGAACGGTTCATAGTAAAACTGAGGGGGCGGGCAACTGCCCCCTCTCTTTCATAAGGGAAGAAACATGAAGCGAGTTTTATATACAGACCCTCACACCGCCAAAGAGGTGGTTATGGATCAGCAGTCTGATGGCACTGACGTCATTGAGACGACCCAGAGGTTCGACGGACTGATCAAGCTAAATAAGCAAATGAATAACGACTACCGCGCCCACGCTACGGTGAACACGCAGCGCCACATACAGCATGTGGCGGAAATACCAAATGTCGTGTATAATCACCTGTTAGAGACACTAGGCCCGCCTGCCCAAAATCCAAAGGGCTGGAAGGCTTGGCTTAATAATAGCGAGAACCGAGACTTCAGGACAGGCGGCGGAAACGTATAATGGCAATTTCGACTTACACAGATTTGCAGACATCCATAGCCAACTTCTTGGCGCGTGACGATTTGACCGCGCAAATCCCTGACTTCATTGCGCTGGCCGAGGCCACTATGAGCCGAGAGCTGGAGACACGCAGTCAGGAAAAAAGGGCGACTGCAAGCACTGTGTCAGGCAATGAATACCTGAGTTTACCAACTGACCTGAGGGAAATCAGGGAGGTAAAGCTGAACACCTCGCCGCTGACCGTGCTTAGATATTACAGCCCTGTGGCATTAGATG